TACACCAAGCCAATCGAGAGCTACTCATGCCTCAGGGCTTACCTCATGCGCGACAACGGATCGACCCATGCCGAGATCGCAAGGGCCGTCCAATCCTCAATCGTCAAGGTTCCGGCAATAATTGCCCACGGTAAGACGCTCTGGCTTGCCCAGAAGGCCGCAACAAGCACCGGCAAGGGTAAGGACACCAAAGAGCAATCAAAACGCGCCAGCGGGGCAGCAGCGCACGCGGCGGGGCATTCAAAGGCAGGCACCACCCCCCGGATGGGAACCCTCCCAGCCAAAACCTTGCACGCAGGGGCCAAAGCAGACCGATGAGCCGCCGAGCGTAAACTTTCCTAAACTCTGTAAACTCCCATGACAACCGCCGCTAAATATGTTGCCCTCAACATCGGTCACCACCTCATTAAATGGGCAGTTTCACGCATTCGAGCTAAGGCCATGACACCGGAACAATTCGCTCTCCAGCATTCTCCGAACGCCAAGCCGAATGCCCCGGTGCTGCGGACCATTGCCGTGGGCATCCGGGACATCATGCACGAAAAGCCCGAGAACCTACCCGAGACGCTGCGATGACTCAGACCGATTACGTCAACCACAGCGGTCTGACCAAGGGCCGGGTCTCCCAGCTTGTGAAGGCCGGAATGCCGTTGACCTCGCCCGAAGCCGCGGACTCTTGGCGGGGAATGGGTGCTCAGAAGCGCCCGGGGATCATCCCGAAATCTGCTTCGGGATCATCCGTTGAACCGGGACCGTACCGACCGCCCGAGGCCCAGGCACCCACCGACCCATCGTTGATCTCCGCGGACACACCAGCGGGCTCCTACGAACGGCAAAAAGGCATCGAGAAAGCTGCCTACGCCTTGTCAGTACGGGCGCTTAAGGCAGGGCAACCGGACGCCGGCCGACTGGTTCAGATCCACAACAGCGCCGCCCGAAACCTGACCGCAGCCCGGGAAGAGGTGCTAACGTTAGCCGAAAGGGAACGAACGCTCGTCTCCGGTGACTGGGTCCGAAAGGTCATGCAGGAACACGACGGAGCGGTCGCCACATTGCTGCGATCAATGCCCAAACAACTCGCCGGCCGGATCGCGCCGCACGACCCCGAGCACGCAGAGAAGGAACTGGACCGCTGGGTTCAGGAAGTCGCCCTAGCCACATTGCAGCAAACCGACCCATGGAAATGAAGACCAAGCCAACCATCGAAAACGTCTCAATCGAGAAACTCAAAGCCTACGACCGCAACGCCCGGACCCATTCGTTTGAACAGGTCGCACAGATCGCCGCTTCAATGGTCGAGTTTGGATTCACCAACCCGGTGTTGATCGACAAACATGGGACCATTGTGGCCGGGCACGGTCGCGTGGAAGCCGCCCGGTCGCTTGGATTGGAGGACGTGCCTTGCATTCGATTGGAACACCTTACCGAGGATCAAGTCCGGGCTTATTGCTTAGCTGACAACAAGTTGGCACTCAATGCGGGTTGGAACATGGACGCCCTAGCCGGGGAATTAAAAGGCCTCGACGCGGTCGGTTTCGATCTAAGCTTGACCGGATTCAACCCGGAGGAACTCGCCGAAATTATAGGCGACACCGTCGAAGACACCGACCCGCAGCAAGCCGCCCCAGAAGTCGAGTTCTCCGAGGAATTGCTCCACGCTCACAACTACGTTGTCTTGTACTTTGACAACCCGTTGGATTGGCAAGTTGCCCAAGAAAAGTTTGCACTCAAGGAAGTCAAAGACCTCATCCCGAGAAAAGGTCAACCCACCGGCATCGGCCGGGTCATCCGCGGGTCCGAATGGCTCAACCGCATCGCATGAAAGACCCCACCGTGTCCGTCATCATCCCGTCATTCCGTCGGGCGCATCCAGACAGACTGCCGGGGCGGGATTATTTTAAGTCCGCCCGATATTGCGTCCCGGAATCACAGGCCGCGGATTACGCGGCCGTGGTCGGTGTGGATCGGGTTTTAACCCTGCCCGACGCATCCGATGGGAACATTGCCCGAAAACGGAATTGGATCCTGCGGAATGTCCCGCGGCCGTTGGTCATGATCGACGACGACGTCAGCGGGCTGTGCCACACGGAGGGCGTTTACAACCGGAGCAAGTGGACCGGAAAGAGCAACCAGAAGATCATGCTGGCGCCGGAGCAAGCCGACGACCTTATCATTCGTGGATTCAACCTCGCCCAGCAGTTTGGATGCGTTTTGTGGGGTCTCAATCTCAACGAGGACGGGCGAATCTACAAACAGTTCAAGCCGTTCTCGCTATCCGCCCCGGTGTTGGGGCCGTTCACCGGGCACTTGTCGCACCGATACCTCAACGACGAAAGGATGGGGTCGAAGGACGACTACGACTTTGCGCTGCAAGTTTTGAACAAAGAGAGAAAGATTCTCCGTCTCAATAAATACGCGTACGTCTGCGAACACGGAGACAATGCAGGCGGGATCGTGTCGAGCCGGACCATCGAGTCCGAAACCAAGTTTTGCCGAGCCATTGAAAGAAAGTGGGGGCGGCACGTCATCCAATACTCGCTGCAACCAAAACGCATGGCCGACTTGCTCAATGCCCGAGTTGTGGTCCCGATTGGAAACGTCTAATGCTCACCGACTTACAACGAGACCTTTTGGAGTTCCGCCGGGGCTTGTACCGCCCGACACCGCGGCAAACCGTGGTCCAATGGGCCGAGGCCAATCTCAAACTGACCGCGAGGCAAACCGAACACCCGGGACCGTACTCGACCAGCGTTCGACCCTACGTCAGGGAGCCGCTTGAATGTTGGAAGGACTCCGGGGTCGTTGAAATGACGCTGTGCTGGGGATCTCAGACCAGCAAAACGACGACCCTGATGGCTGGCCTCGCGTGGTTGATCGACAACGAGCCAAGCCCAGCGCTCTGGTTGATGCCCACCGAAGGCCTTGCCCGGTCGTTTTCCAAAAGTCGATGGATGCCGATGCTCGAAGACTGCCCGGCCATGGTCGCGCATTTCCCAAGCGACAAAGACAAGTTGACCCACCTAGAACAGCATTTTGACCGCTCGACGCTGACTTTTGTGGGATCAAACTCACCAGCCAACCTTGCTTCACGACCCGTCCGGGTGTTGGTAGCCGACGAGGTTGACAAGTTCGCCCAAGCCTCGGACCGGGAAGCCGACGCGCTGGACTTGGCCGAGCAGCGCCTTAAGGGGTTCTCATCCTCCAAACTGTTCTTGACCTCGACCCCGACAACCACCGAGGGCCGAATCTGGCAGCGGTTCCTTCGAGGCGACCAGCGCCGGTATTACCTGCCCTGCCCGAATTGCAGGGCCCTCATCCGGCTGGAGTGGAAGCAGGTCAAGTGGGACGAGAGCGCCAAACTGGAAGACGGCAAATGGGATTTCGGCAAGGTGCGCGGATCCGCCCGCTACGAATGCCAACTCTGCAAAGGGGCCATTAACGACTCGCAAAAGGTTGCCAGCCTTCGACACGGACAATGGATTCCCGAAAACAAAGGTTCGTTGCCCGGGGTCCGATCTTACCATCTGTCGAGCCTTTACAGCCCGGATCGCAAATGCACATGGGGGCACTTAGCCGTGCAGTTCTTGGAGGCCCAGGAATCCCTCATCGGGCTTCAGGGCTTCATTAACGGCAACCTCAGCGAGCCATGGGAAAACCAAGCCGCGCCCCGACAACGCGAGGAGTTAATCGTCGCCGGGACCGAAGGCGTGGCGGAAAAGGCAATCAAGTTCCTGACCGTCGATTGTCAGGCTTCCAGCCCGCACTTCTGGTTTGTCGTCCGTGCATGGAACGAGGACGGGTCATCCCGAGCCATCGACGCGGGGCCGCTGGACACTTGGCACGACGTGCGTGAAAAGCAGTCCCATCACGGGATTCAGGACGTCCACGTCATCATCGACTCAGGCTATGATGCCCCTAGCGTTTACTCGGAATGCCTTCGGTGGGGACGATTCTTCCCGAGGACCGGCCGGGTGCCTCTGTGGGTCGGATGGATGCCGGCAAAAGGAATGCCAAGGAAAGGCTGGCGCAACCCAAAGACCGGGGTGGAGGATCCATTCTTCCTCCGAGGCATTGACCCTCGGGTCGGTGACAACGCTGGCCGGCAGGGACGTCTTGAACTCAAACTGCTGGAGTTTGGGACCGACGTGACCAAGGACATCCTCGAACGCCTCCGCAAGGGCAAGACGGCCACGCGGTGGGAGGTCGCCGACAACGTAGCATCGCCGGAATACTGGAGGCACTTGGACTGCGAGCAAAAGGTCGCCCGCCTTTCCAGCGCCACCGGCCGAACAACGTGGACGTGGCTTTCCCGATCTTCAAAATGGCCGAATCACTTGGCCGACTGCGAAGTCATGCAAGTAGCCGGTGCAATTTTCCACAACCGCCTTCGCATGACCAACTCCGATGCAAACTGACCTCCTCACGACAAAGGAAATCGCCGCCATGCTCAAGCGGGCTCCGTCCTACGTCTACGCGATGAAAGCCCGAGGGTTCCCAATGCCAGGAGGTCGGGCGCGACTCACTGAGGCGTTGGCGTGGCTAACAAAACATCCGCAACCGCGGGCCGAACGCCGTCACGGGCGGAAATGAGCGAGGACGGTTCAAACCACCCGTAGCGTCAACGCTCTGTTCCTGCGGACCTTCAATCGTGGCAGTTTCTTCTGTATTCGCCCGCGGTCTCTTGCGTCACGTCTACTCGACGGTGACCCATGGGGCCACGCTGCTCGACAAGCTCAACAGCCTCAACAACGAGGCCGTCCACGCGCTTGAGTCGGGCAAGATCTTGCAGCAGACCACCGGCAATGGGCGGTCGGTGACGTTCCAAGTCAATGGTTCCGAAGGCGTGACTCCCACAGACATGGCCGAGGCCTTCAGCCGTTTGCTTGACCTCTACGACGACGCGGTCACGGCCGGAAATGCGACTGATGCCAATCGCTTCGGCTACATGATGGGACGGCTAAAACCCGTCCGTGCCTTCCGCAACGATTTCTCTAATCTAATGCGATGAAATTATTTGAACGCCTAGCCGCTGCGACTCGGTTCGTGGTTTCGCCGAAAGCCCGGTACGAGGGAGCCCGCCAAACAACCCAGCGATCCACGCTGCACGGATCGGTTCAGTCGGCTTCGTTCGACATTGACCCCTACAGCCGTTACGAGTTGGTGCGTCGGTCCCGGTACTTTG